CAAAGGCATGAAAAAAGGCGGCAAGTGCTGATTTAAGGAGGCGTTATGCCAGACATCCGCAAACCGACGATGAAAGAAACCGAGAAGCTTGAGCGTTCTCGGGAACTCATGCAGCGTGGGATTGAGGGCGAGAAAGATTTCTTGTCCAAGGTTTCTACCACGATGGCCAAGTCTGCTCGTGACGACATGCGTGCTGCCAAGTCGATGCGTGAGTCTGTGCCTGAGTCTGCTCGTGAGTACGAAGCCTACCAAGGGGCTGGGTACAAAAAAGGTGGCATGACCGCTTCCAAGCGCGCTGATGGCATCGCCCAGCGTGGTAAAACCCGTGGCACCATCGTCATGTGCGGTGGTGGCTACATGAAGGGCAAGAAGTGAAAAAGACCAAACGGTACGCAGATGGTGGAGTCATCCCCGTTGGGGCATACATGCCTCAGGCACCCTCGTCTTCGGGACCGTTTGACCGCACGCTTGGTACCCGTGAGGTGCTCGATAGTTTGGAGAACGTAAGTAATCCGGTGCTGCGAGCCAAGAAGGGCGGCTATGTGAAGGCTGCCGATGGCATTGCCAAGCGTGGCAAGACCAAAGGGAGGCTGGTATGAGACCAAGCAGAGGAATGGGCGACATTGCTCCGTCTAAAATGCCCGGCCCCAAGCGTATGGCCCGTCGGGACGACACCGACTTCACGCAATACGCCAAGGGTGGTAAGGTCAAGTCCAAGGTCAACGAGGCTGGTGTTTACACCAAGCCGGGTATGCGCAAGTCACTGTTTGAGTCAATCAAGTCTCAAGCCGTGCAAGGCACCAAGGCTGGTCAGTGGTCAGCCCGCAAAGCGCAGTTGTTGGCCAAGAAGTACAAGGAAAAGGGTGGGGGCTATAAATGAAGAACCCTCAGCAGTCGCTCAAGGACTGGACGGCACAGAAGTGGCGTACCAAGTCTGGCAAACCGTCTTCCAAGACGGGTGAGCGGTATTTGCCCGAGGCGGCTATCAAAGCCCTGACCCCGTCTGAGTACGCTGCCACAACCAAGGCCAAACGGGCTGGGAAAAAGGCAGGCAAACAGTTTGTGGCGCAACCGAAAAAAGTTGCACAGAAGACCGCGAGGTACCGATAATGGCTGAGAAATGGATACAACAGGCGATAAAGAAGAAGGGCGCGTTAAGGTCCGCACTTGGCGTGAAAGAAGGGAAAACCATTCCCGCCAAAAAGCTCGCCAAGGCCGCCAAGGCACCCGGCAAGATGGGGCAGCGTGCTCGTCTTGCTCAGACTTTGAAAAAAATGAAGTAAGCCATGAGCACAACAGGCACCTCAGTCTTCAACCTCGACGTCAACGACCTCATCGAAGAGGCGTTTGAGCGTTGTGGTGCCGAACTGCGCACTGGTTATGACTTTAAGACGGCGCGGCGAAGCCTCAACCTGCTCACCATTGAGTGGGCAAACCGTGGCATCAATTTGTGGACGATTGAGGAGGGGCAAATCCCTCTATACCCCAATCAGGTGATCTATGCGTTGCCCAACGACACCATCGACCTCCTCGACCAAGTCACCCGAACCAACGCAGGAACAGGAACGCCGCAGGTTGACATCAACATCAACCGAATCAGCGAGTCCACCTACTCCACAATCCCAAACAAGTACGCACAAGGACGGCCAATCCAAGTCTGGATCAACCGACAGACTGCTGAAACCAACAACACAAGTGCTACGACACTCTCTCAAACCGCACAGAGTACCGACACCACGCTATATCTGGCTAATGTGAACGGTCTGGCGGCGGCTGGGTTTGTGAAGATTGGCGACGAACTGATCAGTTACAGCAACCTTACAAAAACTGGTGACACTGCTGGGTACATCAGTTTCTGCGGCCGTGCGCAGCAAAATACTGTTGCAGTGCAGCATACTGCTGGTGCTGAAGTGTATGTAACCCGGCCGCCGTCAATCAATATTTGGCCGATTCCCAATCAAGGCTCGGCAGGCAATCCGTTCTACATGTTCGTTTACTGGCGTATGCGCCGCATTCAGGACGCTGGCACGGGTGCCCGCACGCAGGACATCCCATTCCGGCTTGTGGAGTGCATGGTGGCCGGTTTGGCCTACCGCATGTCCATGAAGCTGCCCAACGTTGACCCTAATCGCGTCGCTGCGCTCAAGGCTGAGTATGAACAGCAGTGGCTCTTGGCCTCTGACGAGGACCGCGAGAAGGCGGCTTTGCGGTTTGTCCCACGTACCCTAAACTATCGGTGACGTATGGCAGGGCCTAAATATGCTTCAGGCAAATACACTATCGCTGAGTGCGACCGATGCGCCCAGCGGTACATGCTCAAGCAACTGCGCAAACTGACCATCAAGACGAAGCAGGTCAGTATCAAGGTCTGCCCGGAGTGCTGGGAACCTGACCAGCCCCAGTTGCAGTTGGGTATGTACCCCGTCTATGATCCTCAGGCCGTGCGGGAACCCCGTCCGGACGTCAGTTACCAGTTGTCCGGTAACAACGGGTTGCAAATTAACCTGAACGGCGGGGATGGAACAAATGCTGTGGGCACCCCAGAGGCTGGCAGCAGGATTTTTGAATGGGGTTGGAACCCGGTCGGTGGCTCCCGTCTAAATGATGACGGATTGACGCCAAACAGCTTGGTTTTAACTGTAAATTTGGGTACAGTAACGGTAGCCACAACGTAAGGAGTTGACCATGGCAGAGAAACACGACAAGGCTGACATCGCGGCCGACAAGAAAATGATCAAGAAGGCTATCGGCATGCACGATAAGCAAATGCACGGTGGCAAAAAGACCAACATGGCGAAGCTGAAAAAGGGCGGCCCTACCAGCATGGACATGCGCAAAGTCGGTCGTAACATGGCACGTGCCATGAACCAACGCGGAGGCTGATATGGCCAAGTACAGCATGAAAAAAGGCGGCAAAGAAGTCGGTCAGGCTTCTGTGTACGCCAAGCCGCACAAAATGAGCGGCGAAGATATGAGCATCCAGTCTGCTCAGAAATACGTAACCGACCCCAACAGCATGTCCGCTACGGAGTCAACCCCCGGCGGTATGCCTGCACGTCGTGTGAGCATGGGCAACCCTGCGCGTAATGACGTTAAAACCAGTGGCACCAAAATCCGTGGCACCGGTGCCGCTACTAAAGGTGTGATGGCACGAGGACCGATGGCATGAATTACACCGAGTTAAGCGCTGCAATTCAGAATTATGCTGAGAACACGGAGAATAACTTCGTGGCGGAGATTCCTGTCTTCGTTCAGCAGGCTGAACAGCGCATCTATAACTCGGTGCAATTCCCCTCCTTGCGTAAAAACGTCACGGGTACGACCACACTCCACAACAAGTATCTGTCTTGCCCCGGGGATTTTCTGGCAGCGTACTCGATGGCTGTCATCGACGCTGATGGCAATTACGAATACTTGCTGAACAAGGATGTGAACTTCATCCGGCAGGCATACCCCAGCCCTACCGATTACGCCATCCCAAGATACTATGCGTTGTTTGGGCCGACCACGACATCTGGTGGGTCTCCAACCATCACCAACGAACTGACGTTCATTCTTGGTCCAACGCCTGATGCTGCGTACAGCGTTGAGTTGCACTACTACTATTACCCCGAGTCGATTGTTACCGCTGAAACCACTTGGTTGGGTGACAATTTCGATACCGTGTTGTTGTATGGCTCGCTGGTCGAGGCTTACACGTACATGAAGGGTGAGAACGACATGATGGCCTTGTACAACCAGAAGTACATGGAAGCACTTGCACTTGCCAAACGTCTGGGTGATGGTCTGGAGCGCAGCGATGCGTACCGCAGTGGCCAGTACCGGCAGGCCCCATTGCCTCAGAATAGAGGAGTTGCATAATGGCCTTTACGGGCAATTACTCCTGCAACAGTCTGCGGTCGGGCCTTGTCAACGGCACGATCAACTTCGCCACGGACACGTTCTACATGGCGTTGTACACCAACTTGGCCACGCTGGATGCGCAAACGTCCGCATATACCACCAATGGTGAGGCTTCTGGTGGGGATTACGTTGCCGGTGGGCAGCTTGTGACAGCCACCATTTCTACGGAAGCAACGGCGTTTGGTAGCACCACGTATGTCAACTTTTCTTCGCCATCTTGGACCGGTGCGATCACCGCACGAGGTGCCTTAATCTACACTCCCGGGGACAACGGGGCTGTATGTGTCTTGGACTTTGGGTCAAACAAGACTTCCACTTCAACCTTCGTTGTGCAGATGCCGCAAAACACCGCATCGTCTGCACTCATCCGACTTGTTTAAGGAGTTCCACCATGTCTATCGAAAAAGCAAAAGCAACCGACATCGTCGCAAGCAGTTTGGTTGCCAACACCGGTGCATCTGAGACTGCTCATGCCACCGGCAAATACGTTGTGGAATGCCACGACGCTGAAGGTAACCTGAAGTGGGTTACTGAAACCCCCAATTTGGTGGTTAACGTGGGTCTGCAATACATGGCGGGTGTGGCTTTAACCAGCACCGCTCAGATTACCGCTTGGTACATCGGTTTGTATGGCGCGGCTTCAAGCAATAACCCTGCGGCAACCGACACTTTGGCTACTCACGCTGGCTGGACTGAAATTACGCCCTACTCGGGCACCCGTCCTGCGGCCACCTTTGCATCCGCTACTAACGCCAACCCTTCGGTTGTGACCAACAGCGCCAGTAAGGCTCAGTTCACGATCAACGCTACGGCGACTGTGGGCGGTGCATTCTTATGTTCGGCTGCTTCGGGCACCACGGGTACCCTGTTCTCCGCTGCTGACTTCTCTTCTCCCGGCGACCGTTCGGTGGTGTCTGGCGACGTGCTATCTGTGACCTACACCTTCAGCTTGGCCGGTTGAAAGTGATCAATGGCAGAAGGCGGCTGGGGTTCCGGCACATGGGGTCAAGCAGGCTGGGGTGACTCGGTCTATGACCGCTCAGTTGCTGACACGGCAACGGGGACAGACTCGGTCGCTTCTAGCCAAACCTTCGGTTCCGCTGTTGTTGAAACTGCTACGGGCACTGATGCAATCAGTGGGTCTGTTAATTTTGCCACTCGGGTTGCGGAAACAGCCACAGGCACTGACTCAATCAGTTCGTTGGTTTCGGTCAACAGTGCGGTTGCTGAAACGGCTACTGGGACCGATTCCATCAGCGCCTTGGCACAGTTTGGTTCGGCAGTCAGCGAGACAGCCACAGGTACTGATTCTGTAAGTTCGACTCCAAATTACAACACCAGCGTGGCTGAAACCGCCACAGGTACGGACAGCACCAGTGCAGCGGCCAGTTTTATTGGGGTTATTACTGAGACGGGAACCGGTACCGATGCGGTCAGTTCTTTGGTTTCTGTGGGTGCTAGTGTGTCAGAAACGGCCACGGGTACAGACCAAACTGGGGCTTTTGCGTCGTTCTTGGCTTCTTTAACCGAGTCGGCCACCGGTGCGGATGAGGTTGCTTCCACGCCAGACTATAGGGTTTCTGTAAATGAAACGGCCAGTGGGGCAGATTCCGTGGCTACGGCGCAAAATTTCAACGCCCAAATTGCGGAGACGGCAACTGGTACAGACCTGACATCGGCAGCATTTACTTTCTTGGCTGATATTATCGAGACGGCCAGTGCTTCGGACGCAATTGTGGCAAGCAATGAGGTCAGTGTTTCGGTGGCTGAGACGGCTTCCGGGGCGGATACGGCCAGTGCCAGTGTCAATTTCTTGGCTTCTGTATCTGAGGCGGCCACCATCACCGATCAGGTCTTGACGGCGGTGTTGTTCTATGTGGCGGTCTACGAGACGGCGGTTGGCTCCGATTCTGTCGCGGCCAACTTCTTGTGGAACATAATTGATGACAGCCAGACCTCAAACTGGCAGAATGTGGGCGATGCCCAAAATCCGGGGTGGTCGGAGATCAACGACTCGCAAAACCCCAATTGGCAAACGATTCCGATGTAAGGGAAAAACATGGCAACTTCTTACACCTCTCTCTTGGGTCTGGCCCTGCCGGTAACGGGCGAACTGCAAGGTACATGGGGCGACACGGTCAACAACTCCATCACCTCCCTGCTGGATACTGCTGTTGCGGGTACGACCACACTCAGTACCGATGCCGATGTCACCCTGACCACCACCACGGGGGCATCCAACCAAGCCCGTCAGGCTATTTTGCTCTGCTCGGGTGCTCGCACCGCACTGCGCACCATCACGGCTCCGGCGGCTTCCAAAATCTATACCGTCATCAACGCCACCACGGGCGGCTATTCGGTCAAGGTCGTTGGCGTTGGCCCCACCACTGGCGTGACCATCGTTGCTGGCGAATCTGCGCTGATTGCTTGGAACGGCTCCGACTTCATCAAGATCAGCAACACTGCTGGCGCAGGCACATTTACCAACCTGACGGTTACGGGCAACACGATTCTTGGTGACGCCTCTGCTGATACGGTCACTGTGAACGGCACGATCACCAGCAACCTAATCTTTACCGACAACACCTACGACATTGGTGCGTCTGGTGCAACTCGTCCTCGCACGGGTTATTTTGGCACTTCTGTGGTGGCCCCGACATTCATCATGTCTGGACTGACTTCTGGTCGTGTGGTTTACACAACCACTAGCGGCCAACTGACTGATAGTGCCAACCTACTCTACTCCGGTACTGACCTGACTGTTTACGGCATCACTGTAGGCCGTGGCGCAGGTGCTGTGTCCACCAATACTGCGGTGGGTGCGAGTGCTTTGGCTGGTTCTGTTACTGGCGGAAACAATGTTGCCATAGGTTATCAAGCATTGCGTGTTAACACCTCAGGCTCTGGCATAACCTCTGTTGGAACAAACAGTCTTTTGGCGAATACAACAGGCGCAGATAACTCTGCTTTTGGTATTGCAGCACTTGCAGCAAATACAACTGGAAACTACAACACGGGTATTGGGCGTGAAGCCCTCCAAGCCAACACCACCGCCTCCAACAATACTGCTGTGGGGTATCAGGCGGGGTACAGCAATGTCACAGGTGCTGGCAATACATTTGTTGGTCGTTTAGCTGGTTACACAAATACCGCTAGTGAAAACACAGCAGTTGGTAACTCCGCTTTGTATTTGAATACAACGGGAACCAGTAACGTTGCAATGGGCCAGAGTGCTTTGCAAAATAATTCAACAGGTGGTTTAAACACCGCACTTGGCTATGAATCACTGAAAGCCAACACCACAGCCAATAATCTAACCGCTGTTGGTTATCAAGCCCTATACAGCAACACAGGTGGCGCTAACACTGCTGTTGGTACGCAAGCGTTGTATTCCAATACCTCGGGTGTTTACAACGTGGCGGTTGGTGGTGGCGTTGTTGGCTCGGGCACAGGCGCTCTTGGGGCAAACACAACTGGTCAAAGCAACTCCGCACTCGGTTATCAGGCTCTTGCCTCCAACACCACTGCCTCCAACAATGCAGCAGTTGGATATATAGCGTTAACCAACAATACGACAGGAACAGGAAATACTTCTGTTGGTTCAAATTCTTTGCAAAGCAACACCACTGGAAGTGGTCTTACAGCCGTTGGATTGCAAGCACTTTATGGAAATACTACTGGTGCCAACAATGCGGCTTTTGGATATGCCGCACTGAATTCCAACACCACCGCATCAAACAATACCGCCTTGGGCAATCAGGCTGGTTACTCCAACCAAACAGGGGCAAACATCACAGCAGTTGGCGATAGGGCGCTATACAGTAGCACAGGCAGTTACAACACCGCTGTTGGTTCTTTGGCTATGTATACCAACACCTCGGGTGCAAATAACACCGCAGTTGGGTTGCAGGCTCTTTATTTAAGCACTACCGCATCAAATAACACTGCTGTTGGTTACACCGCAGGGTACAACAACACAACTGGCGCAAGTAACACATACATTGGTCATGGTGCTGGTTATTCGGGGACGACTGCTGGTAGCACAACGGCGGTTGGGTTTCAGTCTTTATACTCCAACACCACTGCCAACATCAACACCGCTATTGGTTATTATGCTGGTCGTAGCAACACTACTGGTGATACCAACTTTTATGGTGGATACGCCGCTGGCTATGGGGTTACTACTGGGAGCCAGGTCACTTTTGTTGGCGCATTCTGTGGCCCAAGCACATCTACGACAAGCACTGGACTTAGAAACACTGGTTATGGGTATAGCGCACTGAGCGTTGTAACAACTGGAAATGATAATACGGGGATTGGGCCAAATTCCTTGTTATTGACCACGACTGGCAGTTACAACACAGCCGTTGGTGGTTCTGCCCTCTACTCCAACACCACAGCCTCTAACAACACGGCAGTGGGGTATCAGGCGGGGTATTCCGCAACTGGTTCAAACGCAGTCAGCATCGGTTATCAGGCTGGATACCAAAACCTGACAGGTAACTATTCTGTCTCGGTTGGTTATCAGGCTTTGTATGGCGGTGCATCTGCTGACATTGACAGGGCTGTTGCCATCGGTGCGTTTGCGTTAAAGAGCGACACGACTGGTGACTACAATGTCGCCGTTGGATACGAGGCACTCCAAGCGAACACCACAGCCTCTAACAACACGGCAGTGGGGTATCAGGCGGGATACAGTACTACTACATCAGCAAATAACTTTTTTGCTGGCTATCAAGCTGGATATAACACGACTACCGAACAAAATACAATGCTTGGTGGTTCTGCTGGCTTTGCCAATACAACAGGTAAAAACCATGTATTTGTTGGTTCTTCTGCTGGCGTTGCAAACACAACTGGTTCAAACAACGTATTTATTGGTCAGTCCGCAGGTTCATCTGTAACCACTGGCTCATCGAATACGTTCATTGGTTCTGGTGTATTGAACGTAACAAACGGCTCTGGCTCTGCTGTAACCACAGGTTCCAAGAACACCATCCTCGGTAACTACACAGGCAACCAAGGTGGCCTCGACATTCGCACTTCCAGCAACTACATCGTGCTGTCGGATGGGGATGGAAATCCGAGGATGTACTACAACAACTCGGACAGTGAGTGGTATGACCTATACGGCAAAATCCGTGCGATCCCGCAAAACGCTCAGACCTCTGCGTATGTTCTGGTGGCAACCGATGTGGGCAAACACATCTCCATCACTACTGGCGGCGTGACCTGCAACGCATCTGTGTTCAGCGCAGGTGATGCAGTGAGCATCTACAACAACTCTGGATCGAACCAAACCATCACGGCGGGTGCAAGCGTCACCTTCCGTCTGGCTGGAACCGCCACCACGGGCAACAGAACGCTGGCTCAGTACGGCGTGGCGACCCTGCTGTGCGTGACTGGCGGCGCAACCCCAACCTTCGTTGTCTCAGGGAATGTGACATGAGTGGCGTTCTTCAGATGATCCTTGCGGCTTCTGGTGGAGCCGCCAATGCTACTGCCAGTCTCTTGATGGTCGCTGGGGGTGGCGGTGGTGGTGCAACTGCGTTTAACGATGGCGGCGGTGGCGGTGGCGGTGCTGGTGGTTTACTTTATTACGGTGCTGAAACCCCTAAAACACCAAACGGGGGAACTCTTACCCTTGTAACAGGCACAACTTACACAGTCACTGTGGGTGGTGGTGGAACTGGAACCAATCCGGGAGGAAACGGTAACATAGGCGGCAACTCCACTTTTGTTGGTGGCGCATACAGTTACACAGCGTACGCTGGTGGTCTAGGCACTGGGTATCCAGCAGGAGGTAGCGCATCGGGTGGCTCTGGTGGCGGCCTTTATACGGGCACAACTGGCTCCGTTGCTGGTCAAGGTAACAATGGTGGCGCATCGCCTGATGCTGGCCCCGAGTATTGCGGTGGTGGCGGCGGTGGCGCAGGTGCGGCTGGCGCTCAAGGTCGACAACCCGGTACTGGTAACGGCGGTATTGGTTTGGCTTATTCCATCACAGGTACCAGCACCTACTATGCTGGCGGCGGTGGCGGTATGGGTCGTAGTTATAACGCAACTGGTGGCAGTGGCGGTGGCGCTAATGGCGGCACAAACAACGGCGGCACAAACCTTGGCGGTGGGGGTGGTGGCGGTTGCGGTGTTAATAGTGGTGCTGGTGGCTCAGGCGTTGTCATTATTAGTGCTAATCGGGCGGCGGCATCCACCACTGGATCGCCAACAGTCACCACATCTGGGAGCCAAACCATTTACAAGTTTACGGGTTCAGGCTCGATCACATTCTGAGGCAACACATGGCTCACTTTGCTCAACTTGACGCACAAAATTTGGTGATGCAAGTCATCGTTGTGAATAATGATGTAATTGAAAATCTTCCATTCCCTGAAAGCGAACCTGTGGGTGTTGCGTTTTGCCAATCTTTGTTTGGTTCAGACACCAACTGGGCGCAAACTTCTTATAACGCCAATTTTCGTTACAACTATGCTGGTGCTGGATGTTTTTTTGACGTATCAGTTGCACCCAACGGTGCATTTATACCCCCCAAACCGTACCCGTCTTGGTTGTTAAATACCACCACATTCCGATGGCAAGCACCAGTTCCATTCCCTGACGATGGAAACGCTTACTACTGGGACGAAGCCACCCAATCTTGGGTGCAAACCACTTTACCACCTCAAGGAGCATGAAAATGACTGAAGAACTTCAACCCCAAGTGGAAGCCCCCACCGCTGAAGAAATCGCTCGCCACCTCTCGGCGGCAATGGACTCGGTGAACCTGCTCAACGCTGGCAAACCTGAAGGCATGGAAGATGCTGAGTGGGCTGACTGTGTTGCTCGAAATGTGGCGCATCTTGAAATTATGGTTGCTAAAGAGTGGATGCAGGGTCAAGACCTTGCTCCTCTGAACGCCGCCATCGCTGCCAACAAGTGATTTTTAACCAAGGAGAAACCATGAACGACAAAGAAGTTCTGAACACCGAAATCACCCTCAAGCTGCCTTTGGGCGCTGTCAACGGCATCCTTGCAATGCTGGCTGAAAAGCCTTTTGCCCAAGTTGCCGACCTGATTCAAGCGATCCGCGAGCAAGCCATCCCGCAAATTCCCGTGCCGACCCCTGAGGTAAAACCGGAAGATACGCCTGTGCAGTGATACACAATGCCAAGGGGAGAAACAGTGAATCATGGACCCAATCACCATCGCCATGACGGCGTTTGCCACCGTTCAAAAGACGGTGCAGGTTATCAAGCAGGCTCAAAAGACTGTTAACGACGTTTCATCCCTTGGCCCCATGTTGGGCCAATATTTTGGTGCCAAACAAGAAACCGTAAAGGCGCTGGAGGAGGCAAAGAAAAAAGGCGGGTCGTCACTGGCGCAGGCCATCCAGATCGAGATGGAGTTGTTGAGCCAGAAGCAGTTTGAGGATCAGTTGAAAATGATCTTCTTCCAGACGGGCCACGCTGACATTTGGGAGAACATCCAGAAACGGGTTCAGGAAGGTGAGCAGGCGCAACGGGAGGCCCAGCGCCGTGCCAGAGATGCGGCGATCAAGAAGGCCAAGAAGATGGCCGAGATGGTCAACATCGCTATTGGGATCGGTCTGGTTGTTCTTCTGGTTCCCCCGCTGATCTGGTTGGTAATCCAAGGAATCATGTTTGCAAAGGACAAATGATGATGCGGTTGGCTCAGATTACTTTGCTGGTCATGTATGTTGTCTTGTTGGCCATGATTGTCACTGGGTGCGATATGCCTGAGATGTATCGTTATCAGTGCATGAACAGCAAAAACTGGGATAAGCCTGAATGCAAGCGCCCTGAGTGTGAAATTTTGGGCGAGTGCCCTGACCAGTTGATGAAACCCGAACTGACGAAAGGCAAAGATGAACGCTGAAACCATCGAGGCAAAGATTAAATTCATGATTGCCGCCACTTTCTGTTTTACTGTGGTCGCTATGGTCAGTCTGTCCATGTTCAGTTTGGTGTTTGTGCCCCAACCCATGTCAGGCATTGCCCCCGCAGACAAGCAGTTTTTCTACCTTTTGAGCGATATGTCCAAGTACATTTTGGGCAGTCTTGGAACCTTGCTGGCGATCAAAGGCAAGGATGTTGTGCAAGAGATGTTGAAGAAGGAGCCTGAAAATGATCCCCCTGCCAGCACTGATGGAAGTCGGGAGCAAGATTCTGGACAAGGTACTCCCAAATGAGGAGGCCAAGACCCGTGCTCTTGCCGAACTGAAGAAGGTCGAGTCCGAAGGCAAACTGGGCGAACTGAATGTTGACTTGGAAGCCTATAAGACCGAGCAAAACAACCTCACTGACCGCCTCAAGGCGGACATGGCTTCGGATTCGTGGCTTTCCAAAAACATCCGTCCAATGACCCTGATCTTCATTCTGGGTGCGTATTTTGTTTTTGCCATGATGTCTGCCTTTGGGCAGAACGCCAATGAACGATACGTGGAGTTGCTGGGGCAGTGGGGGATGTTGATCATGTCGTTCTACTTTGGCGGTCGCACCCTTGAGAAAATCATGGATATGAGGAACAAAAAATGAAAGATAACTGGGAACTTGCGTTTGACAAAGTCATCGAATCTGAAGGCGGATACCGCCTGACGACCATCCCCGGCGATCTGGGTGGGCAGACCTACGCTGGTATTGCCCGCGTCCCCAACCCCGACTGGGAAGGCTGGCCGCTGATCGACAAGGGGGAGACGCCGCCCAAAGAGATGGTCATGCGCTTTTACAAGTCCCGCATCTGGGATCGGGTCAAGGGTGATGACTTGCCGACAGGTCTGGACTATCTGGTCTATGACTTTGCCGTGAATGCAGGTCCGGGCCAGTCTGCCAAACTGCTTCAGCGGGCTGTCGGGGTAACGGACGACGGGGCCATCGGCAACGGCACTTTGGGTGCTGTGCGGGCAAAAGAGCCCGCCGAAGTTATTCAAAGATTTACCCAGCAGAAAGAACTCTTCTATAAGACCCTCGTGGAACGCCGCCCAGAACAGGTCAAATTCATCAAAGGCTGGATGAACCGGGTTGCTCATTCCAAGGAAGTAGCCGAAAATATGCTGGCCTAAAAAGGGTTTAACCGATGCCACTCAAGAAGATACTGTTCAAACCCGGTGTTAACCGGGAAAACACTCGATACACGACCGAGGGTGGCTGGTACGAGTGTAACAAAGTGCGCTTCCGCCAAGGTAACCCTGAAGTTATTGGTGGGTGGCAACGCATTTCTTCAAACACGTTTCTTGGAGTGTGTCGTTCCCTTTGGAACTGGGTAACTCTGACGTACCAAAACCTGTTGGGTGTTGGCACAAACCTGAAGTTCTACATCGAGCAAGGTGGGGTCTATTACGACATCACGCCAATCCGAGCAACAAGCACAATTAACAACAACCCATTCGCTCTGACCGCATCGACCACGGTGACGGTGACTGACACTGCGCACGGGTGCTTGACCGGCGACTTCGTGACTTTCAGTGGTGCTACGGACATCGGTGGGGGTGGGCCTCCGGCAACAAACGTGACGGCTGCGGTGTTGAACCAACAGTTTCAAGTCTCCGTTATTGACGCCAATACATACACCATCCAACTCTCAGTCACGCCAAACGCAACGGCTATTGCGGCTTCCCCCGGTGGTGGGGCAGCGGTGGTGGCTGCGTATCAAGTCAACGTTGGTCCTGAGTACGCCATTCCTTTTGTGGGTTGGGGTGCAGGTGGTTGGGGTGCTGGGTATTGGGGTATCGGTGCCACTTCAAGCAACAACTTACGCATCTGGAACCAGATGAATTATGGTGAGGACTTGGTATTTGGCCCTCGTGGTGGCGGTCTTTATTATTGGGACGCAACCGGTGGTGTGAGCACACGTGGTGTTTTGTTGAACTCCATGGGGGGAACAGCAACTATCACAATCGCTTCGCCCGTTGTGGTAACTTCCACTGTCGCGTACACCGAGGGGGCGGCCATTTCATTTTCCACGACGGGCGCACTGCCAACCGGTATCACGGCAGGCACGACATACTACGCTTATAACGTCAACGGCCTGACATTCAACTTGTTGGACTCCACCGGTGCGATTGTTAATACGTCTGGGGTTCAGTCTGGTACGCAGACCATCACCCCGGTGGATATTCCCACGGTGCAAAACGCCTTGACCGTGTCGGACACTTCACGGTTCCTGATTGTGTTTGGCACAAACGACTACGGTTCTGCAACGCTTGATCCGATGTTGATTCGCTGGTCAAACCAAGACGACATCTACAACTGGACACCAGATGCCACAAACCAAGCAGGTAGCATCAAACTCTCGCACGGCTCTCAAATCGTCACCACGGTGCAGACCCGCCAAGAAATTGTGGTGATCACGGACTCATCCGTGTATTCGCTCCAGTACCTTGGCCCTCCGTACATCTGGCAGTCTCAACTGTTGGGTGACAACATCTCTATCCAAGGGCCGAACGCTGCGGTCATCGCATCTGGTGTCGTGTACTGGATGGGCGTGGACAAGTTCTATGCGTATGACGGCCGTGTGCAGACACTCAACTGTGATTTGCGTCGTTATGTCTTCTCGGACTTTAACCAGTCCCAAGGCTATCAAGTCTACGCTGGCACAAACGAGGGCTTCAACGAAGTCTGGTGGTTCTACTGCTCGGAAAACTCCACTGCGGCCGACCGTTACGTGGTCTACAACTATTTGGAAAAGGTCTGGTACTACGGCACGATGGGGCGCACGGCGTGGCTGGATTCTGGGCTGCGCTCATACCCACAGGCTGCCACATACACCAAGAACATTGTGGACCACGAGTCGGGCATCAACGACAACGAGACTGGCACAACGGCTGCGATTCAAGCGTACATTTCATCGTCTGAGTTCGACATTGGCGACGGGCACAACTTTGGGTTCGTGTGGCGTATCCTGCCTGACCTGACTTTTGAAAACTCTGACACGGAGCCAACCACGGGTGACCAGCCCAAAGTAACCATGGAGTTGTATGGATTGACCAACTCAGGTTCTGGTGTGACCAGTGATGCTCAACAACCTGTGAGAAAGAGCAGTGCGTATTACATCACCGAAGAATTCTCAGGGCAAATTTACACCCGCTTCCGTGGTCGCCAAATGATCTTCAAGATCAGTTCGGAACAGATCAATACCACGTGGCAGTTGGGTGCACCGCGTATTGACATTCGTCAGGACGGCAGGCGTTAAACATGAGCAATCGGGTCATCAACCCTGTACCACCCAACCTGCCGTTGGGCACGGATCAGTACGACCGTCGGTATCAGGACCAACTCAACAACATCCTGCGGCTGTATTTCAACCGGCTTGGTAACGCTCTTAACACGTTGTTTGGGGATCGAGGTGCTCAGTACCTCGACTTTCCTTACGCTGCCATCCAACGCACAACGGACAAAACGTTTACGGCCAACACCGCCACGCAAATTACGTTTAATCAAAATGACTTCCTAAATGGATGCGTAAACGATGGTACCGACGGCATCAGGGTACAGCAGTCTGGTATTTACAATTACCAGTTTAGTGTTCAGTTTGCCAACACAGACTCGCAAATTCATGCCGCTTGGATTTGGCTGCGGGTCAACGGCGTGGATGTGCCCGGCACCGGCAGCCGCTGGGACATTACAAGTAAACATGGATCAAGCGACGGGTATGTTGTTGCAGCCGCTAACTTTTATGTTCGGTTGAACGCTACTGATACCGTAGAAATGTGGGCGGCAGTCAGTCAGGCGTATGTTCCGGCGACTTCCACTGGCGTTTACATGGAAGCCTACGCTGCGCAGACGTCCCCCTTTGCGATGCCGTCCATCCCCTCGGTGGTAGCCACACTTTCGTTTGTGTCGGCCCTGCCAACATGATAGGATTTAACAATGAAACCTACCGAAATCATCACTCAAAACATGCGGGCGCACGGGCAAAACCCAGCGCAAGTGTTGCAGTGGATTGCTGGCCATACTAAAGGTGGTTCGGCCGTATTGCTCCAGCATGAAGATTCGGTGCTTTTGATTAAGCGTATTTCCCCCGGTGAAGCCTCGTTGCATTTGTTCACGGTGGATAAACCAATGGCACTCATGAAAGCCATCAAAGATTTTGTACGTCGTATTAAAGCGTCGGATTTGAAACGGGTATACGGCAAGGCCGATAACCCGCAGATCACGCAGGCCCTGCAAGCCGTGGGCGTTAATGTACAACGTTCGGACAAGCCCCAGTTCAACTGGATGGCTAACGTGGAGGATTAAATATGGGTGCTGTATCAAGCGTTGTCGACGCCGTTAGCGATATTGGGCAAGGTGTAATTGACACCGTCTCTGACGTTGGTTCGGCTGTTGATGACTTTGTCAACGAAGAAATCCCCGGTGGTTGGGCCACGGCAGCAATAATTGCCGCCCCTTATCTTGCGCCCGAGTTGGCGGCTACTGACCTAGCCGCTGCGGATGCGTTAGGTACTGGGTCTGCTGGCTCTATGGCCGCTGCTGATGCCGTTTATGCTGGGGCTACTACCCCCGCTTGGGAAGCGTCGCTGGCAAATGCGGTACCTGCCTCGGCTGCTGTTGCTACGCCGGTGGCTGAGTCACTTATTACTTCCACGCCACTTGAAGCATTGCCTTCTGGGCTTGAGGCTTTACCGGCTGCCCAGCCGGGGGCATTGGGTTCAGGCACGTTTGCTACTCCGGGGGATATTAGCACTGAGTTGTTTACACAACCCGCTGGGATTGAATCGGTGGCTCCCGCAGCAGAACCGTTCATTCAGACCGAAGGCGGTCTTTATACGCTGCCTGAAGAAGTTGCCAGCACGCAGATGGGGTCTATGGCGGAGACCGGCCTGACTGCTCCTACTGGGATTGAAGGGCTACCCACAGCCGCACCGGTTGTAGAAACGCCTTCTCCTTACGTTCAAACTGAAGGTGGGCTGTATACGCTGCCTGAAGAAGTTGCTAGTACCACGGCTGGCACCGTTGCGCAAACTGGGTTGGCTACACCTTCTGCGGGTATTTTTCAATCAATTGCAGACGCCACTGGGCTGCCACTTGGGTTGGTTTCTGGGCTTGGTACCGCGCTGGGCATCAGTGCGCTGGGTTCCGCACTTTCTCCTGACCAACCACAACAGCCTCAAGGTGTCCCACAAATTCCGGTCGGGGTGGGCCTGAGTCCTGACTATAAGCCGTATGAGTACAAACCCTATGCAGGGGGCGGTATCGCTGGTCTGGCACCCATGGCTTCCGGAGGTATTTCCCACCTTGGGGACTACTCGGACGGCGGTTGGCTGCTCAAAGGCCCCGGGGATGGCGTGTCTGACTCTATCCCTGCCACGATTGGCGGCAAGCAGCCTGCTCGTTTGGCCGACGGAGAGTTCGTGGTTCCCGCCCGTATCGTGTCTGAACTGGGCAACGGATCGACCGACGCAGGTGCTCGCAAGTTGTACGAGATGATGGACAAAATCCAGTCAGCTCGCCGCAAGACCGTGGGCAAAAAGCAGTTTGCCAAAGACACCAAGGCCGACAAATTCCTACCCACATGAGTGAATTGACCCCCGCCCAAGAACGGATGTCTGCAAATGCGGCCGATATTGCCGTATTGACTGGGCACCACTGGAAAGAACTTTACGGTTCTTGTGAGGGGTACTCGCCGGACTTTGCCTCCATGCTGGAGTCCGAAAAAATGGGTGGTGTTGCATACTTTACCTTGCGCACCTCAGAGGGTAAACTAGCGGGGCACGCGTGTTTTATGGTGTATCGGTCGCCGTTCTACGGCAAGCTGATTGCCATGGACATCTTCTATTATGTTTTGCCTGAGTTTCGGGGGTCTTTTGGCATGTGTAAATTGCTGCGCTTTGCCGGAACCACCATGCGCTCACAAGGCGTCAATCAAGTTGTTGTGAGCCACCAAGCCAACAACAACCTCTCCCCTATTCTTGTTCGTGCTGGATTTGCCAAATCCGGCGAAACGTATTTCTTCGAGGGTTAAACCATGGCCTCTCTATGCCCCACCACTGCACAACAAACAACCCAGACTACTGCTGGGCTTTCCCCTTGGTCACAACCATACGTCGGCTCAATGCTGGGGGCTGCGCAGCAACAAGTTTTTAGTATGGACCCGACCACGGGGCAGGCTACGGGTATCAACCCATACATCGCCTATGGTTCCCCTGTCGCTGGTTCACCCTATATGGCTGGCATGGGTCCGGGGGAGCAAGCTGCTGCTCAAGCCGCAGTGGCCGCACCTACTGGGCTGCAACAACAATCGTATCAAGCCGCTGGGCAAATGCAGACTCCGGGTCAGTTTAGCGCTGCCACGGACATCGGTCAGGCTGCTGGCTACGGACTTCTTGGCACCGCTGGCCAAGCACAAGGTCTTCAGAATCTGGGCATGCAGGCTGTCCAGCAAGGCCAGCAATACGCTCAAGACATTACGAACCCCTACCGCACTGCCCAATTCATGTCGCCGTACATGCAGAACGTGGTGGACGTTCAACAACAGCAAGCTCGTCGCCAAGCGGATATTGCTGCCCAAACCCAACAAGCCCAAGCCGCTCAACGTGGTGCCTTTGGTGGTAGCCGAGACGCTATCCAGCGTGCCCAAGCTGCTGCGGAACTTCAACGCAATCTGCAAGGCATCCAAGCCACTGGGTTGCAATCAGCGTTCCAAAATGCCCAAGCACAACAGCAGCAAGCACAACAGCAAGCCATGACTGGTTTGCAAACTGGCATCCAAGGTTATGGCGCTGGCATCCAAGGGCAGACCGGTGCCTATGGCCAAGCGGCGCAAACCGCAGGGGGTCTGGGTAGCCTCGGCACTCAACAACTGGGTGCGCAGCAAAGCATCGCCGGTTTGCAAAACACGTTGGGCCAACAACAGCAAGCCAACCAGCAGGCCATCATCAATCAGGCCATGCAGAACCTCCAGATGCAGCGCATGTACCCGCAACAACAGTTGTCGTATCTCAGCAGCTTGTTGTCTGGTCTGCCCGTCAGTTCAACTGGTCAAGTTTCTACCGTACCCGGCCCCAACATGTTGTCGCAACTGGCTGGTCTGGGTACTACTGCTGTGGGTGCAGCGGGTCTGTATAAAGGCATCACTGGCCAAGGTATCGGAACGATGTTTGGGTTTAATGAAGGCGGTGAAGTTGATTCCGGCTCTGGTATCGACGCATTGGCCATGCGTAACGCAATGGAAGGGGTGTGATCATGCAAGGTATTGCACAGCAAGTTCTGGCCAACCCGGGCAAATATTCCATTCAACAACTCCAGCAAGGGGTTCAGAGTGGCGTCATCCCTGCGTACATCGCCGTGCCTCTGATCCAAGAAAAGGTCCAGCAGCAGAAACAATCGCAGATGATGCAGGCCATGCAGCAACCTCCTGCACAAGAACGCCCTCCCGTTGCTCAACAGGTCATGTCCGAAGCACGTGGACTTGAGGCGCTACCTACAAATCTACCCACTCAGTATGCTGGTGGTGGCATCGTTGCGTTTGATGAAGGCGGCCAAGTGCCCCGATACCAAGTGGGCGGCACGGCTGGCAGCCTATATGACTTGCGTCGTGACCCGTTGTTGCGTCAGATCAGAGAAGGAGTACCCGTTGATGCCCAAACCCTTGCGGATAGGGCTGCTATGGCGGATACCATAGACAAAATTACTGCTGCTGGGAAAGATATTTTGACGTTGCCGGGGCGTGGGATTCTTGGGGCACTTGAGACAGGGGTTACACGTCCGCTCCGTGCAGCTGGTGTGCCAATTCCTTATCTTCCTAAATCGGTGTACGGCGGTGATTCTTCAAGCATGACTCCGTATATGGACGCACTTCGTCGTCAACAAGGGCAAGAAGTGCAGCCAACGTCATCTGCGCAACCCACCGACCTTGGCCCTGTTCCGGGCACATCAGAAAGCACAGGCATTCTTGGTGGCGTGTCTACTGGTACCGCCCCTGCGGCTCGACCTGATACTGGTGGTGGCCTACGCCTGCCCGGTGCCGGTGGTGTTGCAACGGGTGCGCCAAAACTCAAACTACCTGAAGGTCCGTCGTACGAGAAGATGGCAAAAGATTACTTTGGTGGGTACGAAGCCGAGGCAAAGAAACGGGATGAAGCAGCCCAACAAAAAATTGAAGCCGCACGTGCCAAAGTGACGGGTACTCCGTTTGAAGGGCTTGAAGCATCGCTCAAGAAAGAAGAGGCTGAAGCCAAGACCGAGAAAGATCAAGCCGGGTACATGGCTGTGTTTGAGGCTGGCCTCGCCATGCTCTCTGGCACCTCTCCGTTCGCACTTGCCAACATTGGGGCGGGTGGTAAGCAGGGTCTGGCCAGTTACAAAGATGCCATGAAGGACATGCGTAAGGCTGAGAAAGAACGCCAGAAACAGTTTGCCTACATTGAGCAAGCCCGTCGTGCCGAGAAGATTGGCGACCGCGACACTGAGATTGCCAGCATCGAGAAAGCACGTGATCGCGCCGATTCGCAGGCTCGTTATGTGGGTGAGGGTATCTACAAAGCCACCGGCATGGACAAGGCCACAGCCATCGACATTGCTACCAAGCAGTTTGGTTCTGATTCCGACATTTTCAAAACCCACGTGGCTGGCGGCTACACGCTGGGCGCGGCCGCACTGCGCCAACGCGAAGGCATCAATCCGTACCAAATGGCTCGCTTGCGCCAAGAGGCTGAAAAACAAGTTGACCCCAACGCCATCCGTGCACAGGTTGCACAGGAACTGAAGCTGTCAAAGGCACCGAAACCCGGGGCGGATGCAACGTTTGAAAAACGAGTGCAGGCCGCATACAACGCTGCAATTGAAGAGCGGGTTGGCCGCAACCTAGGCTACGGTCTTGCTGGTGCAGGTGGTGGCGGTGGTGGCATGCAATTGCCTCAAGGGTACCGAGTTTTGGGCACAGAATAAAAGGATAAATCATGCCGATCTACCGAGTCCAAGCCCCTAACGGCAAGGTTTACAGGGTAGAGGGACCGGATAAGGCCGATCCCAATATTCTTTTCCAAGCAGCCCAGCAACAAGTCGAAGCCGACGACGTCAAACGACTTCAAAAAGAGTACGGCCCCGGGGTGTTTGAAACCTTTGGCCGCGCCGTCAAGCGTGGTGCTGGGGAACTTGGCTCGACCATCACTGACATCATCCCGGCCATGGCTGGGTCTGCACTTGGCTTTGATCAATATGCCAAAGAGCAGTTGGCTGAAGCAGAACAGAAGCGCCAAGAACGTGAGGCCGCATCCCCTCGCGTATTCCAGTCGTACAAAGATGTTGAAGGTGTTGGTGACGCACTGAAGTTTGCCGCTGAGACCATTGGCGAGCAGGTGCCCAACATTGCCACATCACTTGTCCCCGGTGCGGGTGCTGGTGCCTTGGCCGCACGTGCTGGTTTGGGTATGGCTGGCAAAGCCGCTGCTGTAAACGCTGGTACGTTTCTTGGCTCCTATGCACAGAACGCTCCTGAAGTATTCCAAAACGTGTACGAGCAAACGGGCCAATTGGCCCCGGCCGCCTCTGCTTTGTTTGGTGCTGGCTCGGCTGCGCTTGATTCGGTGTTGCCTGCCTCGTTGGCTCGTCGCCTGTCTGGCCCTGTCAAGATGGGTATCGTGGAGAAAGTGCTGGAGAAGTCCGGCATGGACAAGGGGCTGTTACGCTCCGTGACCGCTAACGTCCTCAAAGGCGTGCCCGGTGAAGGTCTGACTGAAGGTGCACAGGAAGCCATCAACATTGCAGCCGAAAAGTTTGTAGGGGATAACCCTCAGATTTTCCAAAGCAAAGAGTGGGATCGCATCATGGAGTCCGCCGTTCGGGGGGCTATTGCAGGTGGTGCGTTTGGTGGCGTAGGTGGTGGCATCGAGGCTGGTCAGAATGCGGCCCAGCGCCGTGCTGAGTATGCGGATGCTTTGGAGCGTCGTGGTGAGCGCCAGTTGGCGGCTGAAGTGCGTCGTCAGTCTGCGGCCATTGATGAGATCGCCGCCCAAGAACCTCAGATGCAGTTGCCGGGGTTTGAAGCAGGCCCAGCCACCGGGTTGTACACGCCCCCAGAAGCGGAGAAGGCTGGTAAGGAACTCAAAGGCAAACAGGCTGAAATGTTCACGCCTGAAGGCGAGTTGACCCCCGCTGCCCAGAAGATGGCGACCAAGGACGAGAAGTCCGCTGCCAACATTGCACGCCTGCAAGCCCAACGGGAAGCCGCCGCAACCAAGGAAGCCCAAGCCAAACTCAAGAAGTTCTTGGCCTCCAAACAAATGGAGTTGCCCGGGTTCGACGAGGCATCCATCAAGGCTTTGCAAGAACAAGCCGCCGCCCAGCAGGCTGCTGCCCAAGAGTCCGGCCAAGGTGATTTGTTTGCACCGCCCGCAACCCCCACGACGCAAGCCCTTGCGCAACCCCTTGCATCGGCTCAACCTATAACAACTCCTGTGGAAGAACCTCAGGTACGTTCTGCGCCCACTTTGGAGAACATCACAAAACTTGATGACCTCAAGGCGTTTGGCAAACTGTTCGGGATTGGTCCGACCGCCCGCATCCTCAAAGCCGATGGCCCGCTGGCTGGCAAAGATTTGACCAACCCCGCAGACGCCGCCGAAGTCAGGCAGGTGCTGGAGGCGTACGCTTCGGGTAAACCCGCTACCGGTGCGGCAGAGAAAATTGAGACGTTCCTGAAGCGTCCCGAATTCCAAGGAGTGCAAGATGTTACAAGAACTGTCGAACAACCAAGTGGAGCAAGCGTTGGCGTACCTAGCCAGCCCCCTGCCGGAGCCGCCCCCGGAGCCGTTGAACAAGTTGAACCCAGCGGAATGGTTCCTGTTGGAGCGCCTGCTGGAGACATTGTTGGAAGAGAAGGACAGCAACCCGCTGCAATGACCGAGCGCCAGCAGCGCATCGAGTTTGGTAAAGCCCTTGGTGCTGCCCAGCCGTACCCCGGCAGTTTGCAGGGGCGCAAGAACCTGCCTGCTCAGAAAGCCGCTGTCGCTGGCAGTTTCCCCGGTGTAGTGGACGCGTTGGCCAAAAGCAAGAACGCAACGGTGGCCGAGGTTGCCCGTCGTGCCAAAGACTTGGGCACCAACATTCAGATCGACGAGGGAGCAGAAGAGACCTACGAAGGCCGCAGTGCGTTCCACGACCAGATGTCCATCGACGGCGCGAAGATGCACCTTGACGCGCTCAACAAATTGCGTGAGCTGGCCCCGGTTGTTAACCAGTTACCCGAAGGCGCGGCTTTACCGTACGAGATCACAAGAACTCCCATTGAGACATACAGCAACGGGGAGAAGCATTACGCACAACTGAACCTTGGCAACATTGTTGAGAACAACAACAGCATGTTCACGGGTCTGGGGTTGCCAGAAAGCCGGGCGTTGCGCACGAAGGAAGACTTCAATGCGCTGCTTGATGCGTTTGAGCGCACGACCCAAGAGCTTGGAGAAGACAAGCTGCGCATGACCTCGACTGCGTCCGCTATCCAGCGGGGTGTGGCCGGTAAGTACGATGCCGATACCAACACAATCTCCGTGCCGGAGTATTACGCCAAAGATGAGTCAGTGTTGGCGCATGAGATTGTGCACGCACAAGCAGTGCAGGCTATTGCCAACCCGACCAAAGAACAGAAGCCAGTGGTTGCTCGACTCGACAAGTTGTTCGACCACGTCAAGAAAGTTGTGGACGAGCGGGCTAAGACCGACGAGTTCTTCCGCATCCCTTACGGCGTGCAGAGCACGCAAGAGTTTGTTGCCGAAGGTCTGTCCAACCCCGACTTCCAATACCTGCTGTCTCGCATCAAGTACGAGAACACGACCGCTTGGGACAAGTTTGTCGAGGCGATTGCCAACCTGCTGGGACTCAAAAACGATAACGCATTTACCGAACTGCTGTCTATCTATAGTGAACTGACCAACCGTCCTGCACCTGCCGCCAAAGTTGCGGAAGCCGCGCCTGCCGAACCCAAAGAACCCGGCAAGCGCGCCAAGAAGGACATCCTCAAGGCCGAGCAAGGTGCTGTCGAGTCGGCCAAAGAACAGGCACAGTTCATCAGTGATGTTGACACCAACGTCAACGACCTGCTCACGTCCCGCCTGCGTGAAGAAGGACGCAACGCCGGGCTGAAAGACGAAGACCTGCCGTCGCAAGACTATCGCGGTTCAGAAGTGCACAACTTCATGCGCCTGCCCATGCTGTTCTCCCAGTATCGGGACTCTGAAAACATGTTGAAGGAGTCTGCTGGGACACCGCAAGAGGCCAAGAACCGCCAGCAGATGGCGCAGATCGAAGAGGCTATCGGTGCCGCAGGCCCGGACGCCATGCAGATTTTCAATCAACTGCGCAGTATGCCCATCGCCCAACAAGACAGGGCGCTGTCAGAACTCAACCGCATTGGCCTGCGTCAATTCGACGAGCAAGCAAAAGAAACTGTTGCCAAGACCAAGGCTGAGATGGAAGCCCAGCAGAGGGAAGGCACTACACAAGCCAAACCTTCTGAGTTGACCGACGCCGAACTGGACGCACTGGCTGACGACTTCAATGCAAAGTTCTTTGAGCAAACGGGCAAGCGTATCTTCCTGCCTGCGTACCAAGGCCCTGCGTTCAATGATGCCGATGCTGCTCTGGCCAAGGCTGGCGACTTCAACGGCTTGCTGCGCAGCATGCTGGATCAGATCAAAGACCCGGCCATCAAGCAAGTGCTACGCAAGTTGCGTTCGTTGAACCTAAAGCCGAAGATTGTGATTGGGAATCCTGAAGGCCCGATGGCGCTCCCCGCAACGGATCGGGAAAAGATTTTTGAGTTGGCACGCACTCGCCCAGAACCCAAGCAAGGGGATGTAATTCGTTTCAATCTTCCGCACGTTCCGGGCGGCTATGAAGTAGACGCAGTTGTTGGCGGGTCTGTCTACATGGATCAGTATGGACGAGAAGTCCCATCCGATACTCCCGGCGCAAAACGGTATGTAACCTTGACCTATAAAGTTGATGGCCAACAAATCGTCAACGATTTTTCTCCTGAGACGCTGCGTCTAAATACGCTTGGGAATATTCAAGCGCCAAAACTGTACCAAAACAAAGCTGGCTCCTACGACCCTGCTACGAACACAATCACACTGGACCCCAACAACGGCTTAAACGCACACACGTTTATCCATGAGGCAATCCACGCTGCAATCTCCAACGTGTTGGCTAACCCCAACCATCCGTTGACCAAAGACTTCCAAAAGTTCTTTGAACTGATTCAGAACCGCCTCGGCGCTGCCTATGGTGCACAGGACTTGCAAGAGTTTGCCGCTGAACTGGTGGGCAACCCCAGTTTCCAAGCCGTGCTCAAGGGCATCAAGACGCCGCGCAGCGAGAACATGTTCAAGTACATCTTGCGCAAGGTTGCTGAGTTCCTCGGCTTCATGCCCAAGTCGTCGGCGTTTGACACTGGCTTGAACTTTGTTGACAAGGCGTTGGATTTGACTGGTGGGGTTGAAGCAACCGCTGCCCAACGCATGTTCTTGGGTATGGGTGACTTTGCCGCTGTGTCGAGCATTGGTCAGGCTATGCCAAGCCTCACCCGTCAGGCCGTTGAGAACACCAAGAACATCTACTCCAACCTGTCCGATGGTGGTGGGTTCAAGCAAATGGCGTTTGGCCTGATGCGTCTGGACAACTTGCGTGACCTGTACGGCAAGCAACTGCCGTCCATCCAGACCCTGCTTGATGCGTTGGAGAAGCGCACCGGCATGCAAGAGCGCAAGATCAAGGACGCCAACGAGAAATACAAGCAGATGGTGAAGGTGCAGAAGGCCAACCCGCAGGCCATGAAGCGCTTGAATGACATCGCTATCGACGCTCGTATCGCTGGTGTAGACATCATCAACCCCAACTTCAAGCCTGAGCCTGCCCAGCAAGCCGAGTACAACCGCCTCAAGGGTCAATTCAATTCTTTGCCCAAAGATGTTCGTGGCGTTTACGAGACCATCCGTAAGGACTATGACGGGGCGTTCAATCAGTACATGGACATCTTGAAGAATGCGGCCAACAGTGTCTCCCCGTCACTAGCAACCCGTCTGGCCCAAGAGTTCCAAGCCCGCAAGCCGCTGGTCGGCTACGTGCCCTTCTTGCGTCAGGGCGACTTCTTGGTTGAATACACCGACCCGGAAACTGGCGAGCGTGCAGTGTCGGCCTTCCAGTCGTTCCGTGAGCGCCAACAATTTGTTGACTCCATGCTCAAGGGTAAGCCCCACCGCCTGATGCAAAACATCAAGGACGTGCGCTTTGCTGGTGACAGCCTGCCTCCCTCACACTTCATCTATCAGGTCATCGCTGGTTTGAAACAACAGGGCGCATCCGATGCGCAGATTGATGGCGTGTACCAAGCGTACCTGTCCACATTCCCTGCTGAGTCGCTGATGAAGCAATTCATGAAGTCGAAGAACGTGATGGGTATGGAGCGCGACATTGTGCGTGGGTACAGTGACCTCATGGTTCGTTACGCACGCAAGTTGTCCAACTCCGAGTACATCCCCCAGATCGACCGCGCTTTGCGTGGCATTGAGTCGGAAGCAACCAAGTCTGGTGACCCCACTTTGATCGCCGCTGCCAACAACATTCATGGGCAGGCCGCGTTCTTTCACAACCCGACATACAGTTCGTTGGTGTCGGCTGGTACGGCTCTAAGTTACTTCGAGTACATCGCCGGTAACATTTCGTCTGCGCTGGTCAACATCACGTCCTTGCCCATGATGGTGTGGCCGATGCTGGTTGGTCGTCATGGTTGGGCAAAAGCTTCGTCCGCAATGACCGCTGCCGGTAAAACGGCCATGAACGATTGGAGCAAAGGTAAGTACAAGAACTTGTATGAAACCCTGATGGATCACGGCCAGCTTGAGCACACCATGGCTCGTGAAGTGTTGGAAGGTCGCCGCCAGAGCACGGATGATTTTGTTGGCCTCAAGGCTCGCATCATGGACGGACTGTCCATCCCGATGTCGGCTGCGGAAAAATACAACCGTGCCGTGACGGCTATTGCTGCCTACGATCTGGCCAAACAATCTGGCATGTCGGAAGAACAGGCTGTACGCCAAGCCCTCAACACCGTGAAAGACGTTCATACATCTGGCATGGCGGCTACTGGTCCCAAGTGGATGCAAACACCTCTGGGGCGCATGTTCTTCACGTTCAAGTCGTTCATTTGGAACAGCGCCTACGTGATGGCCCGTGCCTTCCACCAAGCGTTCAAGGGTGAGAACCCCCAGATTCGCGCCGCCGCCCAGCGTCAACTGCTGGCCACCTACGGGATGACCACGGCGCTGGCTGGTGTTAAAGGCATGCCGTTCTACGGCGCAGTCTCGGTACTGGCCAATATGATCAACGCCCTGTTTGGTGATGACGAGGAGCCGTTTGATTTTGATGAGTTCATGCGGGATGTGTTTGGTGAGACCCTGTATAAAGGCTTTGCTAACCGAGTACTGAACCTTGAGATTGCCAACCGTGCTGGTATTGCAACCGACTTGATCTTCCGTGATGACCCCCGTGGTATTGCTGACCATGGCTACGTGCTGTCGGCGCTTCAGCAGGCGTTCGGCCCGTTGGGTTCGATTGCGGTCAACAGTGAGCGTGCCGCCAAACTGTTTGCTGATGGTGAAATTGTTCGTGCACTGGAGACCGCTGGCCCCAGCTTCTATCGCAACGCATCGAAAGGTGTTCGGTATTTGGTCGAAGGTGCCACCACGATCAAGGGCGACCCCATCATGGAAGACATTGGTGCTTATAACGGCCTGATGCAGATGGTTGGCTTTTCGCCTGCCGATCTGTCGAGCACGTACGAGAAGACGCAAGCGGCCAAAGGCTTTGAGCGTGAGGTGTTGCAACGCCGTCAGAACCTGCTGAACAAGTACGACATGGCGGCTACCTCTGGCGACTCTGAGTTGATGGCTGACACTTTGGACAAGATTGCCGAGTTCAACGCCAGTCGCCCAGCCAAAGCCATTACACGTGACACTTTGGTTCGGTCGCAACGAGCACGTGCCGCCGCTGAAAAGGAAATGGTTGCTGGGGTGCGCTTCGACAAAGACCTGCGCTCCGAGATCATCGACAAGTTCTACGAGGACGAGGACTAAAAGAAAAGCCCCGGTTGTTACGCCGGGGCTTAAACCTCAACAGGAGAGTGAGGAGAGTGCGGGTGCACTATATCATCAATCCGCCAAACCCGCAAACCGTACACGTTGTTTTCCACAACTTGTTTACAGACGACGTTTAAGCGCAGCCTAGCAGCCTCCTGAAGCATAAATTTTTCCACCGCCCTGCGGTCTATGCAGGGGATGAACATGGACGTGCCCGGCTTGAACTTCGTCCATTCAATCAGTATCGGCAGTCCCATCACCTGCATTGGCGTCCATCAAAACGTTCTCGTTGAAGAATTCCAATTTGGTCGTGTCAAACCACAGAGCGTTCACGGGTGCTTGGGTGTTGGCCACGGTACCAGCCGTCATGCGTTTCTTCTTGATGTCCACCAGCGCCTTGCTCTTGCGCAGGGGTGCAATGGTTTCTTCAAAGTTGGCCATGATCTTGGCGCAGTCCTCACGGAAGGTGCGTGCAACCACATACAACATCTTTGTGTCAGGCTCATAACGTGCAGTCAACGCACCACGTGGCTCACGGATGGGCGCATGATCAAGCCCAGTGCGGTTGTCCTTGTTGCCGTTGATGACCAGAATCTCGTGGAAGTGGCGTTGCAGGAAGCCACCCAAGAACTCGTCGTTGTCAAACATGTACTCACGGGTACGGCCACGAGTCTCTTTGATCAACTCAATGGAATAATCAAACACCGGACGGATTGGGATGTCGTGCAGACCAAGGCCCTTGGCAATTGTGCCCCCTGCCAGAGCCATGGAAGCCATCAAAGCCCAGTAGCGTTCTGCGTTACGGATGTCGGCGGCTTGCTCAACCCGCAGTTGGGCGTCAGCAAACACCTTCTGCACCATGGGCAGTTGCCCTACCAGTGCCTGAGCATACGGCTCGATGGCATGGCCGTAGTTGTTCATGAGTCGGCCAAAGTGTTGCCGTGCCCACGTGGCGTCGTCCCGGGTATCGGGTTTGACGTTGATTTCCAAAACACGTTTGAGTTCGCCGTCTGGGAAGCCCTTGATGGAGAGCAGGGCGTCGGTCACGTACCGGTTGGATGATGTGACGAGGCCAGTCTGAAACTTGGTGTGGTTGAGGCGTTCTGCGTTGTCGTGTTGTTTCAAGCGGTTCTTGCCTCGACCAGAGGTAACGTCGTAGACCTGTTGGGACATCTGATCAGGCGGCATGTTGGTGATCTCGTCCATGGTCACCGCGAAGTTCTGCATGATGCCCAGACGTTGCATGCGCACGTTGTACGTGTCCTTGGGTGAAAGCATCAGTTCCTTGGGTCTGCCGTAAATGCTGTTGATGGCTTGCAGGATGGTGGTCTTGCCTGAGCCTGACTCTCTGCTAACAAGATTGAGCAAGAAGCCATCGAGGGCTGTAAATTTCATCAGTAACGTACCAAAGCCCATGAAGAAGGCAAAGGCTCGGTACTCCATGCCCTCACGTCCATACACATTCACGGTGTCTTTCCAAATCTGGAAGTCGCCCTTGCATTGGAAGAACGGCACGTTGGGCAGGGTGGTTGCGTTGGGTGGGCTGTACACGACTTCGGTTGCCCTGATCTCACGGTCACCGACGATGATGGCGGAGTCATCCTCCAGCCAGCCAAATTGTTTGTGGGATTTCTCGGCCTTGTCTCTCAATTGCAACTCCTCCACCCATTTCGCTACGTATTGCATAAGGATGTCCTGTTTCTTTCCCAACACCGTCACGCCATGCTGGGCTACCAAACCAACAAATTTCTCTTTTGACAGGGCGGCCGCCAACGGCATGATGAAGTCACGCACACCATCTTTTGGTAGGTGCAGACGCAACAACAGCGTCTCGCCCAGATCAGGGTCTTGCATTCGTTTGACCACATAGAAGTCATACGGATACACCACCTCGTCGATGTCTTCCCCATCTTTGTTTTTGGTGTGCACAAAGATGCCACCTGATTTGCCACGGAAGAAGGGGAACGGGAACTTGGGGATGACGTAAGTCTTGGACTCTTTGGTCTCTGGCTCAAAGTCGGTGACCACGTTGTCTTCTTCGGTCGCTTCGATGATCTCCCGACCGAGTTGGATTGGGGACGTGATCTTGTGGGGGCAACCTTCACAACCCTTGGGGTTCAACTTCTTGAACGTTTCACAGGTGTATGGTCCTTTGGTCTCTGCCGCCTTACGTTCAGTTGTTTGTGCGTTGTACTCGGGGTGCTTCTGGGAAATGACGTGGATGCCTTTTTCCCGATCCGAGCAGTGCTGGGCAATCGACAACCCTGCACGCCACAACGGCTCTTCCAATTCCCCTTGGTTGTCGTAGATGTGGGCGATCTGCGCACAGCCCTCACCCTGCACAGACTTGAGCAGGATGGTTTTAAATTTGGATTCGCTTGCGCCCATCAGCGCCAGCGTCATTGCATCGAGTGGTCGCTTGAAGTCGGCCTTGTCCAGCATGGACAGAATGTCTTGGGTCGGCTCCAACAACTCCTTCATTTTGGCGTTGGAAACCAGTGGTGCAAGGTACAACACCTCCACCGGGATGGGGTTGGTCGGGTCTTTCAGGTGGTTTGTTTCTGGAACCCGCAACACACGGGCCGCATCCGCTGGCACCGCATAATCAATGTCAAACTTGTGCTCGGTGCACAACTCTTTCAGGCGCTCGGCGTGTGGCTTCCAGTCATCACGGAGCATCGGCTCCTCCAGCACCCAGTACACGTGCGCCCCGCGACCAGATCGCAGGATGGTTGGGCGTGGCAGGTTGGTGGTCTTGCAGAACACCTTGAGGGCACTCAGCCCATCTTCCAGCGTGGCGTAAGGCTTGCCCTCACCACAGTCCAGATCAATGAAGAAGGATTTCAGGGCAATCGCATTGACAGCGTATCGACCGCTTTCCTTCGGGCCAAACTTGGCCATGGCGTAGAAGGCATTGAAGTCGTCGGCTTGCAACGCATCGGCCTGTGCACTCAACTCTTCAATCGACGTGGCAAACCGCTGGCGTACCTTGTCTTCCTCGCCTACTTTTTTGTTTCCCCAACTGCAATAGTGCTCCCCTTCTTGTAGGGGTGGCAGAACCATTGCGAGGAACTGATTCCTCGTTATCATCAGCCGTCCTTCGGTGCGCCGTCAAAAAGGGATTGGGACAGGGCGGTGACGGCACCCACCTCTTCGGGAGCTACCCTAGTCCCCCCAAACCATCAAGCCAATTTGGCTATCAACTTTTGCATCTTGTCTGCATGTTTGCCAGATACCACAGCCTTGCCGCGAAACCATGAATATACAGTCACACGGCTAACGCCAAAGAACTCGGCAACATCCGAGACAGGAATGTTTCGGTCAACACAAATCTTGGCCAGTTTGACACCGAGCAGAGTTGGGTTGGCTTGCTGAATCTCCTGAATCGTCAGGCTGGAGTAACCTTTAGACATCAGTCGTCCCACTCTTCCAGAATCTTGGACAAGTCCTTGGCGGGTGCGGCGGCTTCTTCCTTCTTGGCAGTGCGCTTGACGGGTTCTTCAACGGCTTCGGCCTTGACCTTCTCAGGCTTGGCTTCCGGCTCAGGCTCACCCTTCATGTCAGCCAGAGGGTCTGCGTCAGGTGCGGCCAACTTGGGGGTCTTGGCACCGTCGGCTTCTGCGACAGTCATGGTGATTGCCTTGATGGCGGCTTCGGTCTTGCCCTGATCAATAGCGGCCAGTGCCTCGGCTTTCTCCAAAACCTTGACGGGCTTGAAGGTCAGCTTCGGGGTTGCGCTGTCAGTGTCGAAGCGCATTTCGGTCACCACCGTGGAGATGGGGATGCCCTTGCTACCAATCATCTTGGCATAAGTTTGCAGGGGCCACTTGCCCGGAGCGCCTTCACCGAAGATCGAAGCGGCGGGGAGCGTCAGTTGGAACACGTCGCCCTTGATGTCGTTGGCCAGCACCACAGCCAGACGTTGGCTGAAGCGGCAAGCACGGCTGTCACCTTGGCCAGAACCTTTGACGTTTTGTGCGCAGTCCACGCACCGCTTGGATTGCGGGTTGGTTGCCTTGGCATCGGGCACTTCACCGTCAGCAGACCAGCAGTCGGGCGCAGTCACTTCGGCACCTTCGGTGTATTGCTTGAGATAGAAGGTACGCGACACCTTGGGTGCGGCGTTGACGATGACGACGTTCATGGAACGGTCTTCGTTCTTGGCAATTTCTTTGCCGTTGACCATCATGCGCCACACACCACCCTTGATGGAGATGCGTTTCATACCAGCGCCACCACCGCCCATCAGGGACTTGGTGACATCATCGAGTTCCAGTTCCTTCAGGTAAGAAGGCAGACCGGAGTCCAGCATTGCGAGTTCGTTGCTCATGTGTTGCTCCTTAGCGTTTGGTGATAACAACTGTTTGATTGACATCCGCATTCAGCCCCGGCGGAAGGACATCGGGGTTTTCTTCAAGGAATTGCGACATGCTCTCGCTGTTGATGCGGCGAAACATCAACGAAAAAGCATCATGCTCCTTGACGAATTTGAAGAACGAGTCCCAGTCACTCGTCCAGTAATTTTTGGTGGTGCGGCGTGAGATCGTGCCGTACTCGGTGCGCATGGTTTGCACACCTTGTGTCTTGCAAATCTCAAGCATTTCAGCGGCCAGCAGAGTCTCTTTCTCTTTGAGTTCTGCGGCTTCTTTTTCGAGGGTGCGACGCTTGTCGCGGATTTTGACGTAGACCTTGGCAAGTTGGTCTGCTGTGGGGGATGCCGATTCTTCGGTCATTTTGCACTCTCCTTTTGTCGGATGATTTAAATATAATTCCTCTAATTTACAAAGTCAAGTGATCTCGACGATGTTTTTGTAGAGGTCGATGAGCCTCGTGTGGATGTCCACTTTGTCGGACAGCATGTCGTAGATTCTTTTCTCCACGGCACTGCCTTGAATGTGAACAACCGTACAAGGATTGCGTTGGCCAGCACGGTGCACCCGTGCGTTGGCTTGAAGGTATGTCTCTGTCGATGTAACCGGCCCCCACCACACAACGACGTTGGCGGCGTGGAGCGTGACACCGTGTGACGCCGCTTGAGGCTGGATGACCAGCACGTGCGGGTCTTTCTCGGTCTGAAATTTTGCGAACACCTCGGTGCGCTTGTTGACGGGCACACCACCATGAATCACGTCGCACGACACGCCATTGGCACGCAACTCTTCTGCGATGATCTCGATGGCATGACGGAACGGTGCGAACACGATGACCTTGTGGCTGGCCTCCTCGATCACTTCCATCAGGGCGGTCATGCGGGTCTTGGCATCGAATGACACGATCTCCCCGTTGTCGGTATATACAGCCCCTGCCGACAGTTGCAACAACTTGTTCAGGTTTGCGGCCGCATTGACCGTGGTGATTTCCTCTCCAGCGGCCACGGCGATCATGTGTTTCTTGAGCGTGTCGTAGAACTTTTGCTGTTGCGTGGTGAGGGGCACCTCACGGGTGGTGTAGGTCATGTCGGGCAGGTCAAGGCACTCCTCCTTCGTGAACCGAATGGCAGGTTGCAACGCCTCGTGCACAGTGCGCTCGGATGATTTCTTCGGCACCCACTTGAACTGCGTGATCTTGTGCATGACCTGATCACGGAACGCCCCAAAGAATTTTGGTACCCCGTTGGGGTTGATGAGTTTGGCCAAGCCATAGGCGTCGGTGGGCGACTGCGAGGCAGGTGTACCCGTCAACATCCACACCCACATGTCAGGGCCGATGATTGAGTTGAGCGTCTTCCAACGCTTTGTGGTGACGGTCTTGTAGGCGTTGGCTTCATCGACCACGATCAGGTCGAACTGGCCGTTCTTGATCTCGTCCTTGATGATCTCCAGCCCGTCAAAGTTACAGATGACATACTCAGCGCCCGAATGCACGGCGGCAATGCGTTTGTCTCTGGAGTAACTGTGGGCGATGGCCACGGTGCGGTGCATGGCGAACTTGAACAGGTCTGCCTCCCACGCCGACGACATGATGGACAAGGGGCAGAGCACGAGCACCCTGCGAATCTTGCCGATGCCGATGAGGTAATCGGATGCCCAGATGACGCTGGAGGTTTTGCCAGTGCCCTGCTCGTTGAAGCAGAAGGCTCGGCGGTGCATGGTCAGAAACGATGCGGTTGTGCGCTGATGGTCAAACGGCTTATACAGGCCGGGCCAGTCGTACTGGGCGTTGATGGGCGACGGCACATTCTTGAGCTTCAGGTTCTTGAGCACCTGCGCTTCTTCCAGACCCCACTTGACCAGCACCTCATGGTCGCTGATTTGCTTGGCCTTTGGGATGACCGTTGTGATGCGCCCCGGTTCTTTGACCTTCAGGAGCAACGCCTTGTTTTCAATGATCTGCACTCTCACTCCAAATGACTTGTATCCCGAATGTGACATTTTCACATTCAGGAGGGGGGCTACTTACGGTAGCGACTCGGTCAATTCACGTGAACAGGAGGTACACGCATTGACAGGTGCGGTTAAAAGGGGAGAACCTGAAACCCTGCCTGCAACACTCGCACCTTACTCGCAGGCACTAGCAACTGACAGCCCCATTCTACGACTGCCGTTGGGGGTGTCAACCCCGTTTGCGTTCTTTTTTGCTGACTTCGGATACGAGGTTTCCCTTACTGTCCCGACGGAACGACCGGTTGGCAGTTTTACTCTGCACTTTCACGCCGTCCCCGTTGGTGCCACCCTTGTCCAGCGCCTTGACGTGGGCAACGTCCTTGCCGTCCCCTTTGTGCACCTTACCAGCCTTCATCAGTTTGGCACGGGCGGCATTGCGCATGGCTCGTTTCTTGATCTGTTCAGGCGTACCCTGATACTGCTCGTACTCTTTTTTGTACGGTCTAGGCGTCTTTGTATAAGGCATCGTATTTCTCCTGACTGAAGTCAACCTCAATGATACCCAAATCAAGGACTTTGACCACTGGGTTTTCGGGGAACTCTTTCTCAAACAACCTGTGGGCTTTTTCCTTTTTGGGCACGTAGTAGGACTTGGCGATTACTTTGTACTTAGGGTCAAGTGACTCGCCAAAAACCACCACATCATGCACTCGTGCTTTGGGCATAGGCACCTCAAGGTTTGATGATTTCCACCATTTTTTCGGCCTCCAGAATGAGTTGTAACATCCGGAGGAACTCGCCATTTTCAATGCCGCCAGTGATGTGGATGCGCACTCCATCGACCCCCTGCCCTTGGGCTACGGGGTACCAATTTCGTTTCCATTTACCCTGCTGGTCTTGCTCAGTCACGCAAACCTCAATAAACAATTCGTTTCCAGACACGTTCTGGATTTCAAACATGGAGGCACTGCTGTTGCCACCGTCACACTCGTTGGTGTACCGGAGGTCATGGAAGACACCTGCTTCTTCGCCACTGTCGCTCAACGTCACGTCTACTTTGCTCATCGGTACTCTCCTTTACCGTTGTGGGCACAGTCACTCACCGGGCACCACGCCTTGCAACTGAAGTTGGGTCTGGGGTTCCAGACGTCGGTCTCGTAGGCTTTCTCCAATCGGTGCGTCTCGTCCAGCCATGGCCTCCACATGACGCCTTCCTCGTGCTGGGTGAAGTCGGCCTTCACGAAGTCTTGGGCAATCACGAACAGCAGACCAGTCTTGACCTTCTTGATCTGCGGGAAGTGTTTGAAGATGGCAAGTGCCATCAACTCCAACTGCTTGGTGTCGGCGTACTTGGCAGACTTGCCTGTCTTGTAATCCACCACCCATGCACGGTCGCCTTGGAGGACGATCAGGTCGGCCACGCCACGGAACCAAACATCTTTGGCAAAGAAGTCACATGGCTCCAGATTGCGGGTCAGTCCCATTCGATACTCGCACAACTTCTCCCCTTCCTTGGCTTTCAAGGTGTCGAGAGATTTCTGCATGAACGCAAACTGGGGCGGGATGGGTGTGCCGTCTTTGATGTAATCTTCGGCGGCTTTGTGCACCTCAGTGCCGTAGCGCATGGCGTCGGACTCTGGCTCAACAATGTCCTTCTTGACCCGAAGGCGGTAATACTTCTGGGGGCACTGTTTGAACAGGTTGATGGATGAGTACGACCATGCGTACTTAGGCGGATTTGCGCTCATACTTCCTCTTGGGTTTGATTGCGGCGATGCCTTGGTCGGGGTTCTCCATGCGGCTGGCACGGGTCTCCATGAAGTCGTCAGCGTAATCGTACGCTATGTCCATCAAATGCTCACCCTTCTCGCCACGCATGATCAATCCACACAGAGAGAACATGGCGGCAAGGTCACGCATGTTGGTGTCGTGCTCAGTCATGATTTCATTCTCTTTTCAATTTCACGGTCGATGTACCAACGGGCTTTACGCAGGTCTTCAATGGCATCGTTTTTGAGGTCGGCACGCCAAATGTATTTCACGGCATTGCCAAGGCAAAAGCCCATGTGCTCGGTGATCTGGATGCACTCGATACCGCTGGGGTGCTCGGTGTAATGCTTGGGGTGGTTCACTGGATCGTTCATGTGTTTGCTCCTATGTTGACCCACCTCGTTTTGATGGGGGTGGGTTGTTTGTTAAACCTCTCGGTTGGGTACGGGCAATGGGCAGGGGGCGTGACCACGCACCACACCGCTTGGTATTGACCTCTGATCGGGTCTCTCCACCGGTCGATGTATGCGTCAGGCATCTTGTCCAGTGCTTTCCTGATTGATTTAGGTGTGACTTGTGGCAGTTTGTTGTGCAGTTCCGTCACCGTCATTCCATACAAGGATTCACGCAACAACACCCTTATGTCAGGCATGTTGGGCTTATTCAACTGTTCTTCTCCTTCACCTCCACCTCTGCCCATGCGGCGAGGTGCACAACATTTCCATCGTCGTCGGTGCAGTACGAGTACATTCCATCGACGTGCGAAAAGTTCAATTCTTTCCCACCCTCAGTCACGATGCGTGAGTTGCGGGGCACTTCATATAGTTTCATCGTTTCATCCCCCGCACCAGTGCCGCAAAACTTGCCACCGTGTCAGCCCCAAAAGGTTGGGCAAACTTCTCGATGCGCACGGCCACTTCTTCAAGCAACTCGTTGCGGTAGACCATCGTGTCATCGTCGTCCATGCGACGTGGTTTGGCTTCATCTTTCTCGGTGTTCATAGTAACGCCTCCGGTACCCCCGCAAGAGGGTTTGTCTTGGGTTGTTTGTGGTTCAGTTGTTGAAGGGCAGTTCCAGTTGCTCGGGTGAACGGCCACCACGTCTGCCAGTCGATTTGGGCTTCCTTATTTTTGCGAGTAACCCTTTTAGTTTTTCCCGCACCAAGGGGGTGCCCTCGTTGCGTTTGATCAAATTCTCCACCAGTTGTGCACATCTCTCTCGCTCCTGTTCTACTGCTGTTTTTGGAACCATCTCGATACCCGGCCCATCGACCCTTGGGTCGTGACAGGCACACCCACGTTCAGCGCATGCGGTATCTGCAATCATGGTTTTGTCCTTATGATCGGGGTCATCTTGCGTGACCGATACTCTTTCTCCATCAGTTTCATCGCATTCTCCATGTCCTTGACGGTGATGACCTCCATCTGCTCGTCATGCAACTCCATCAGTTCGTTGAGGGCGTTCATCTCGGGTGCGGTCAAGATGAACCGTTCCCCTTTCTCAACGCCACGTCTGGCCACATTCAGTATGGCGTCCAGACCTTTTCTCACAACTTCTTCATAGTCCTTCCCAAACCCCAGCCGGTACAAGGCTTCGACGGCGTTACCCATGGCAATGATGTCGTCCATTTCTGCACGAGTGGCACGGCCTTGGGTCAACGCTTGCATCGACATGTGATTCCTGATCTTCAAGTTGACCAAGAAGTCGGAGTGCTTTGCCACTGGGGTTAGGCTCTCCAACATGTAACCGATGGGGTCAAGGATGACGCCCTTGGATCGGTACTTACTGCGCTTTCTCAAGGTTCTTCGCCATCAACAAAATGGTTACTGCATCCGTCAGGCGTTCGCCTTCCGGCACGACGTAATACTCGGTCTTCCAATCCGGCCCACGCTGTTGTGGGTGGTACGTCCTGATCTGAATGACCTTGCCGTTGATGGCGTTCATCACGGTTAGGTTGAAGTTGTTTGGCTCTTCACTCGACACCTCTGGTGCGGCCAGCGTGAGCTTTTCCGTGTTGTTCAACCAATTAAGAATCCTGCTTCTTAGCCATTTCATCTGCACTCTCCTTCATGTGTTTTAGGGATACCAGCATCAGCCTCGTCTGCGCCAAGGCTTCCATCGTTTGTTCAATCGCATCGTCCAAGTTCTTTTCCAGCACCGCATTGTGGGCATCTTTCAGTGCACGTTCAGCCTTCATGCAGGGGTATGCGTAATCAACAATCTCACTCACAGTGTTACTCCAAGTTCATCAATTGGTTCAAGGTCATTTTGATCTCCTCACCTCCCATGTGCAGGGCACACATTTCTTGTAGCACGGTTCGTTTGTCCGTGATGTAATCATAGTCGGGGTCGTTCCTGCTCAGGCTCTCCTCCAACTTGGCAAAGTTGCGGTCGAGCAGTCGTTTGTAATCCTCAAGATACGGCTTGACTTGTTTTGCAACAGACGAAGCGGCGTACCCGCCAAGGATGGACGCCATCTTTTCGTAGGTCATCCCCTCGTGCTTCCACTTGGCCAACTCTTTCAGGTACCTGTCCCGTTCGTCCCAACCCATTCTGTATGTGTAGTCGCTGAAGGACTCAGCAGTCGCCATACGACCTCCCCACCCCAGATTCACAGTTAAGGGGCAACGTCTGCGCCCAGTCGGGACGCCAACGCATACATGTTTCCACAAAGGCTTGGGCTTCTTGGGCCTCGGCCTCCGGAGCGATACATGCTACCGCATCATGCACAGTCAGCACGACCTTGTACCTTTTACTGATCTTGAGCATCTGCTCTGCGATGACACAACGGGCAACGGCTTGACAGATGTTCTCGGTCAGTTTCCCGCCATAGATACGGCTCGGCCCTTTGCGGGTTGCGTAGAAGAATTCGCCCTTACCTTCGGAATCGACCTCTTTGCGCAAGCCCTCGTACCTCTGCCACAACCCACTTGGCAAACGGAATCCCTTGCGGGATGGGTCAAACTGAACGGCGTCCACTACACCATAGGTTGCCGCATTGTTGGTGAGGATGGCTTCGATGCAGGTCTGCCCCTGCCTCCACAGCGCAGGTATCTTGTCGTACGTCTTTCGGTACACGTCGATGATGCGCTTGCATTCATCCAACGGGATGTTCACCCCGAACGTCTGGAGTTGCGCCTGAAACTTCGCCGCCCCCATACCATAGCCAGCCCCAAGAATCGTAGTCTTACCCACGAACCTCTCGTCCTTCGTAATTTCTTCAACCGTCTTGCCGTAGATAGCCGATGCCATGATTTTGTAAACGTCCTCGCCATTCTCAAACGCCTCCACCAAATCAGTTTGTCCAGCCAGCCACGCCACGGTACGTGCCTCGATCTGCGACGAGTCACAGTCGATCACCACATACCCCTCGGGTGCTTCAATCGCCTTCTTCAACTTGCCAGCGTTCTGCCCACGGCTCGGCAGGTTTTGCAGGTTGATCTTGTCGTCACCACCCCAACGACCCGTGTGGGCGGCGTAATACTTAATAGGCACAGGCAGTGGGCCACGCTCTGCGATAGAAATGAATCGCTCCGTGCGGGTCTCTTCCAAAGTTGTTTTGGTTCCCAGTCTCGCACCAACGAGGGCCTGAACCCTTGGGTCAGGGTGCTCTGCCAACTTCTTGAAGTCCTCATCCGTCTTGGCAAATGCCCACGCATCCTTGCCCGTCCTTGCCGACACCTTGCGGGGTGGCTCAACACCGAGGCTCATGAGCAGTTCTGCAAACTTGTCATTGGACATGAGTACATCTTTGTCTGCTGCCGCCGCTTCGAGCAGTGCGGCCTTCTTGGCCTTCACACCCTCCAGATGGGCTACCAGCATGTCCTTGTTCAGCACGAGGGTCGGCTCAATGAACATGCGCAGGGTGCAGTCGATGACCCTCAACTCCTTTGCAGGAAAGCCCTCACCCACGCCGGGCAACATGAACCGATGGAACAGGGTGCGGGTCAACTCGACGTCGTTGCAACAATACTTACCGTACGTGGCAAGATGTTCTGGAGTGAAGTCAGAGAGACGGAGGCCCAGCGCATCTTCAACCTCTGTACCCTTGACGCCGATCTGGTACTTCTCAGCCAACGCCTTGAGCGAACCACCTGCATCCACGCCGTGAATGGCACGTGCCATACACAGTGTGTCCAACCAGCCCTTCGGCTTCACACCATAACGCCATGACAGGATGGCACCATCGAACTGCGTGTTGTGTGCAAGGACAAACGAGTTTGCCCAATCGTACTGGCTCAGGTGTTTGGCCATCTCAGCACGGCTACCACTGAACCAATGTGCTGGATCGTCGTTCACCGCAATGCCTACCCCGATCTCATGGAACTCGGGGTCACGCACATACTCTTCGGTCGTGTGGGACTTGAACCCCAACGTCTTGGAGTAGTACGTTTCAAAGTCAACTGTGATGATGTTCATTCAGAAAAGCCCCCCGAGGCCGATGCTATTCAGCAGACCACCGCTTGTGCCGTTGCTCTGGGAGGTTGTGATCGTGGCAGTGGGTTGTACAGAGACAACGTTGTTCTGTGCAGGGTTGGCACGCAACACCGCTTGGTTATACATCGCTGTTCGTGCATGACGCATTTCGTCAATGGCGTCCTTCTGCCGTTGCACATACTCGGTGTCCATCAGGCGGGTCAGGATTTCTGCGTCCATCTTCCTGCGCATCATGGCCTTGTACCCGTCAAGCAGGGCGTTGTGTTCTTCCCGTGTCAGCATGTGCCACTCGGTGAAGTCAGCCAGCACCTCGGCCTTGTTCTTGCCAGTGATGATGTGCTTCAACTTGGAACCCCACTCGTAGAACCTGCCACGCACCTCGGTCATGGTGGCATGATTGAAGTCGTGCATCTCAAAATCTTCGGGGTTGGTCTCCATGCGCTCCAACAAGATGTTTACCCCAGCGGAAAAGTTTGGGTTGCTCATAATTCACCTCGTTTTCCCATCAACTCGCCAAGGCGTTTGCCCAGCAGTGTGGCTTGATCTGCAACTTCTTCTTGGATGCGCTTCTCAACCCATCGACGCAACTGCGTGTTCCAGTGATGCTTAAACACTGCGTCAATGCGCTCGTTGACCTTACCATCCAGTATGGTCGCCACATCCACGGAGTTGTTGTCGATGCCGTCTTGAACTTCTTGCGTCACCTGATCGAACATGTCCTTGAGCACCTGCTCAGTGTCCACGGGGGCGTTCACATGTTCGGCAATCTTTTTTGTGGTCATACCAACCCCACTTCCTCGACCATCTGGTGATAGGTCGGCCCGAAGTCCAGCGTCCTCAAACGCAGGTTGGTTTCGTCAAGTTGTTTCTTGAGCACCATGCTTGCACACATGTTTTTGATTCGTGCGTGAACGGTTGCGGGTGAGGCGGCTTCGGAGGTCTCTACGATCTCCATGATAGTTACCTGACCCTTGCGTTTTCGTTGGGCAACATCGTCGAGGATGATCAGGTCAGTCATATCTAAACCATACGACTTGTTGATCTTGCGCAGTGCCACTGCCATCTTTTCCAATTTCATTTTCTCTCCTTATAGAGTAGTAGTTGAGCCGTTGGCGGTAGCGTAAATAAATTAACCCATCCGCCTCAAGCTTGCTGATGTAACGCCACGCATTGCGGCGACTCACCTTCAGGTTGCGTGCCACATCCACAACAGACATGGCAAACTTCCCC